CTTCTCGGTACCGCCTTCACATGCCTTTACAACAAACTTTTTCTTACCGTAACCGGGCTCACCCTTACGAATTCGTCTTGAAGAGTTGCATTTCATGCGATCTTTTGCAGATTTCTTCTTTTTTTTCTTCTTTTTTTCCTCTAAAGTTCCACTTGAAGCTTTTTGAATCAGTTCATCTCTTATGCTCTGTAGATATGCTCCTATTTTGGGGTTCACCCCGGACGAAACTTGGTAAATCGCATAATCAACGTTATCCTCAACGCTTGTTGCATCGGTATCTGGAATATCCTCAAAAGCAGTCAAGAACCTAGCGAAGATATCTTCTTTGTCGAGTTCTTGTTCTGATAATTGTCTCTCTTTCATAACAGCTTCTATTTCTTCTTTGACCATTATGACAAGCTTTTCTCCGTTTTTACCATAGCTATCGCAAGGATCATTACCACAACCACAGTTGGGTGACTCGGTAATTTGTTCTTCTTCCTCCCTAAGCTCACTATCATCGGAGTCATCTACAATTTTTTCTATTTTTTCTGCTTGCCCAGCGTGCATTTTAGAGGCTTTTCTAAGCTGACCAGCAATATCCTCAAGTGTTTCCTCATCTGCTTCTGAGTGTGACTCATCTAACTCATCATTTGGTGATCGATCAACGATACCTTGTATCTCTTCAGCTTGTTCACCATGCATTTTAGAGGAATTTTTCAAAGCTTTAGCAATATCTTTTAATTTTTGTTCATCTTCTTTAGAGTGAGACTCATTCAATACTTCTAATATAGCATTTTGTACATCAATTTCAACAGATTCTTTCTTAGAATTACCCCAGTTCTTAGCGCCAACTCTACGACACTTAACCAAAGCACCTGAAGCATATGCGGAGGGCCACACTTTATAACGTGATTTTACCTTGTGATAACAGGCATCTCTCTTGGCTTTCTTCTTTTTCTTCTTCTTTTTCTTTTTACGTTTTTCATCAATAACAGCTTCAAGCTCTTCTTGAATTAATTGCTCTAAATCCATGTATAATTCCTCATTCTTTCTAGATTTTCTTTTAGATTTCTTTTGTTTAACGTTTTTAGCTTTGCCACGTCTTTCTGGGTTTGGATCTTCCTTTCTTTTCTTTTTAGCGCGCTTATCACGTTCTTTTTTGCTCATTTTAGCACGGTCATCGGGATCTCTACAATATGGTTTTGTTTTCTGACCGGGTTGCTTAGCACATGGTTTGCCATCATACTTGCCACCTGTTTGCACCCAGCCGCCACCTTTAAACCAATCACGTAATGTATAGCCTTTTTTACTGGAGCCTTTACCGTCTTTTTTACCACCTTTTCTTTTTGTCTTTTTACGTTTTTTCTTTTTTTCGTCAAGAGGTCCGTAAAGATCTTCTAATTTATTCATCTTGGTCAAATCCCGCTATTTTTAGAGCTTTCTCCAATAAATAGATCGGTATTTCAGTATTGGCAATCTGTTTTATATCTTCTATATTAGCCCATTTCCAATCATCGTGTTCAACTTTATTAGTTTTTGGATTTGGCTTCTCGACATTAACCTTACCACTCCATTTTAAAGTTAAAAAGTAGTGCTTTTCGGGCTTGGGCTCACCAAGATAAATTAAGTCTGAGGTGTCGCATAACAGATTAGTCTCCTCATCTAGTTCTCTAACAGCACCTGATTCTATCGAACGGTCTTCTTCGTCAATATGACCACCCGGTATAGTCCATGACCCGGCACGATCATCAATATTGGAGCGTCTTAAAATTAGAAACCGTTGCTTGTCATCTAGACAAACAACGATTCCAACCGTTCTTAATTCCTTTTCAGTTAAAAATTTGTTCCATTTATAATTCATTTACACGCTTTATAGCCTTTGACACTACCTCTGCAAAAAGCATCGAGAGCAGTATTAATATCAATATTTCTGATCGGAGCGACCCAAATTAGATTTTCTTGAATTTGCACTCCATAAGAATATTGCACATCAACACCATATAGTATACCAACTAATTCACCATCTGTGTTGTAAACTCCAGAGCCCGAACACCCAAACCAACCATAGGTGTTGACAATTAGTTGAGTACCAGAACCTGCTAATTCTTCATATCCTACGATTCTACCGTTAAATGACATTAATTTGTGCCAAGACGGATGACCTGAGTAAACAATATCCGTACCAATTTCATATTTTTTGGTCGGCTTCCAAGGCATAGCTTTTAAATATCTAAATGGTGTTGACACAACTAGGACTGCGATATCGTGCTCGCGACTTTGGTAAATAAGTGTAGCATTTCTTTGTTCGTGTTCATTAGCCACTAAATAACTTGAGCCTAAAACTCCATCAGCTACGTGTTTAGCGGTTAATACTAATGTTAAATCTTTGTATTGTACCACAGTACCGCTACCGTGACCTCCTCCAGCAACCACTTTTACGGCTGAACCTCTAACTTTTTTCTCAACAAAAGTTAGAGATTTGTTAATTTTTTCAATTGGTTGTTTTGGTTTATAGCCATCTGCAGCAATGGTATTGGTGTTAATTGTAATCATAGAGCATAAACAAGCGGCTACAAAATATTTAAGTAACTTTTTCATTATTTTATTCCTTTATTTTTTAAGAGCCAGAGTCTACAGCGCCCGTATCTAACTCAATATATCTATATCCTATTTCAACTAATGACCCAGCAGTTGGGATAATAGTGAAATAAACAGTGTTATCTGACTCTTGATAATACCAGTCATGGTTAAGTGCTCCATCGATGAATACTCTTACTGAATCTTCTTCAGCTTTATGAGTAAGTGTCAATTGCTCATATGGTTCTATGGAGTGGGTAGCATCTGTAACACCGGGCGTCCAGTCTTCGCTACATATATCCAACACAACTCCACCTAGCATGTTTGTTGCTTCCCGATATCTTTTACCAACATAGTGTGCCGGAACCCAACCACCAAGGCAAACAGAATCTTCTGATTCTACATTAATAATACTAGCCATAAAAACTGAACCCATTCTCATGGATTGATACCAAGACATAAAATCTGAAACCGCGGGGTATTCAATATTACTTTGTTCATCTTCATCAGAAACAAAAACTACGAGCAACCCAGCGTCTGGGCGCATCCAAGTGCCCGAATAAGGATTAAGGACTACATAATCGTAAACTGAGTTGAAACCTTCCTCGAAAGGTGCAGCTGTTAGAGTGCTCAACATATCTCTCGCATCATCCGCATCATCTCCCGGTACCAAGGGAAATTCAGTGCTAACTATTGAGTTACGTGGATCCGCACTAATCATAACCAATCTCCAATCGGAAGTTGGCAGCGCAAGCATCATAGCTTCTATACCGGCTATTAGCCTATCATTATGTGTTATCATAGAGCCAGACCGGTCAATTACCCAAATAATGTCAATACCATCAACCGCCATGTGTTGAGTGAAAGAGTCAACCCAAATAATACCCTCGTTAACCGGTACTTCAACTTCAACATATACAGGTACCTCTACTTCGACCGGTACTTCTACAAGCACCTCAACTTCAATTTGCTCTCTAATTGTTCGATCTTCGGATTGATCACCAATACGGTAATCAGTATAGCATGAAAACATGCTTAGAATGAAAATTATTAACCCCACATTTAATCCTCCATTTATAAACTCACCAATAGTAATTATGTCGCTATTCATCTTCTCGACGAAGAAGTGCAAAACTTAATAAAAGCATATTACATAGAGACAGTATCTCTAAGTCGAACCAATCATTCATGCTAGCATATATAAACATCCAAATATTAGCTAAAAAGGCCGCGACGACAAAGGGAAATAGAAATGTTATTAGTTTGTTCACTACAGTAACTAATTGTTGTTATTCAAAACCGAAATTTTTTTTCTTTTTACGACGGATATTTTTTTCTAAATTTTTTCTTCTTTATTTACAGGATAGTATTCATATATGCCTATAGCAATAGACATCTTAAGACCATATTCTTCAACATACGTGACACCGGTGAAAGAATCAAAGTCTTCGTTAGTAGACATCCAGAACACTTTCCAAAATTTTGATTTATAGTAATAGCCAGCAATTTGATGATCATCTTCGGCTTCCATCACAATACCTATCGTGCCTATTAATCCATCAAGAAGTAAATCACCAACGCTTAATTGTATATCGTTGGCTATTTCGCGAATATCCTTCATACTATTGATTATTCGCTTTTTCATTATCAGTGTAATTGTCAAGAATTATGACAATGCCAGCTTTAATAAGGTTTCTTAAACCATCTTCCGAGTATATGACGCGACCGTCTTTTGACCATACGCTTTCCCAAACATATGTTACGTAGTTATCTAACTCCCATACCAATTCGTATGGTATAGAAGAATAACCATCATATTCTCTCGCATGGGCTTCTCTTGTCGAAAATCGTCGTATTAATATACCAATACTCTTAGTATCAACATCATACAACGTCATACCCTCGACCAAATCTAGGTCGCGCTTGTAAAAACCCATACTTTAACTAGCGTAAATTAAAACTTAAGCCAATTGGTATCGTATTTAATGCACTCTAATAGTGCCGCCTTTCTGTCTTCAACAGCATCGGCGTTTTTAATTTTGCAAGTATTAACAGGGATAAATTTAACGTCCCTATCTGTGGAATCGTCCAATTTCTTGACGTAGGGTGATTGAAGGTTCTTTGCCTCGCAATAATCCCTACCATTAATTGGAGTCATACCGCTAGCGGCTATATAAACATATGCGATGTATTTAATCATCATGATTCCTAAAACGTGTATAAATAGTACTTTATATCTTAATTCTATCTATAATATATGGATGTTGTATCGATAAATCCTTATACAGCTTTTTAAGAACGGACTTAGTGATATCACCTATGTCATCCTTGATGCTTTTCGACTTAAGGGTTTTTGCCACTTCATCCTCAACCATAGATTTAAGCTCTTTTGATATCATACGCTTGATATCATCTTTGTCGGACTTTGTTAATTCTTCGACAATAATCGCTTTTAATCTGCTTTTGCTAATTCTCATATTTTCCACGACTGTAAATAGTTCTATCCTTTATCAATTTCATCATAAAAATACGCTTTTGTTAAATTATGTGATGAACATGTTCTTACTTTGCCGCTTTTTATATGCATTATTTTATACAACCTATATTTGCCATATGGTTTTCTATCCCAATACGTATCATCTTCCTCTACTATGATCGCTAGCGTGTCGGATCTGTCTGTTTCATTAAGTTTCCAATTGACCGCATCTGGTGGTATGACATACGTGTCATGAAAATACACTAAATCTCCCAATCTGAAATTGCGGTATCTGCTGATGTCTTCTGTAAATGCCATTAAACTGCCCTATACTACTCCCGGTTGGCTTTTCTTAACCTACTGATGGTATGCATCCATACTCTTTCCTTAACACCGTCATGTGGATATACTATCCAATATATTTTAGCCATATCCATAGCGGGATGATCGTCGCTTTTATCGTGCAACTCAATTATCATTGCCACGCCGCCATGGCAATCACATGTCACTAAGTCACCCACGTTAAAATCATGCTTTGGTGGTATCTCAAAGTATTTGTATAGCCTTTCCTTATACCCCACTAGTGTGCCCTCGTTAGTAACTATATCTGGAAAATTTTTAGGGGCATTTTTCGGGGTAATCAAATATCTCAAAATTTATTGGCGATATTGAAAAGGTACTTAGCCAGCCTGTCAGCGCTGTCGCATATGTAGAGACATACATTCGGGTAGGTAGGGGGTAGGGGGGTACTAGTTCCTCATTGTCCGCTTTCAAACTGACATATGCTGTCGCATGATTTTGTCTCTCACTATAGTAAAAGGTTAATGTATTATTTATTATTACTCTCGCGACTTTCTCTCACATGCCACTTCACATAGTCAAACAATAGCCCAGCATAGATGTAAGCAAACACTGGCACAAAAGGCAGGAACAAACTGCAGTCTGCTAGTCTCTGTCGTCTGGTCTTTCTCTTACTCATACTATAACTATCATGTATTTGTTTTTATACTCTCGCGCACATTCCGAAGGGCCCGGAAAGTTTTGTCGCAAACTATATGTGACATGCGACAAGCGTTATGTCTATCTTTTATGTATTACCCTCGCCCGCATATCCGTCACGGCTGTCGCAAATGTATCACGCAAGTGCGACAAGCGCAATGAACATGACGGCAAACAACACGGCACCGGCATTGTCGGCAAACTCCCCATCAAACCTCATCATCTCTCCTCCATCACAATCGGACATAATATGACTTGACACTTGACAAAGCACAAATCACACATATACTAAATCCCCAACACAAACCAACACAACTAAAACATTACAATATAAAACATAAGTGTATCAAATAGTATACACGTATCAAAACATATACACCAACAAACACACTATCTATATTGTGCATACAAACTACACAATGCTCTTACTCTATCTTAATCCTCTTATATAATCTATCTACTACTGCTGTTGATACCTTCTGTAAACTCTTTAACGAGTTATTATATAATGTATAGTTATCCTCGTCTATATCCACAACAACACAATGACCTTTGACTGAACCTTTTTTACTGTATCTACTGATGAGTTCTCCAATCTTAAACATCATTATCACCAAACTCTTTATTTGATTCCTCGGTCATTTGGGCAAGGTCCGCCATAGTGAGCTTTACAGTTTTTCTATATTTGTTCTGTTCTCGCATCAGTTTATTGTATCGCTTCTTGTCATACTTGTTGACATGAAGATTCTTGATACCCAGTCGTTCCAATCGCTTCTTGAAGTTAACGATATTCACCAGCAAAGCAGAGTTATTATCAACACGAGAATCAGCACGGGTCAGAATAACCTCGCGACCTTGTAGCTTCCCGTCAATCTCTTCAATAACTGTTTGTGTAATATAATACTTCATAATAAAATGTGGGATCTTTATTTAAACTCGCAGCCCCTTCGAGTATTCCCTTACACAAGACTCTATATTTATAATGCTGGCTGTCTTCAGTTAGTTCCAGCGGGTTAGACTTTATTGCAGGAGGGTGGCTAATCCTCTTATAGCCGTTATTTTCGGAACGTCATTTTCTTAACCTCTCGCACTTTGGTGCTTTGCGGGTTTCGGGTACGATCAGATGCCTTCGCCGCCTTCAAGTGCAGCGAGATCAGCCTTCTCTTCATCGGTCAGATACTTAGCATCTTTCCGCTTCAGACTTGCAGGGCTCATCTTAGTTGGGTTTACAAGTTCAGAGTTGCAGCCAGCAGCAAACGACTCAGCCCAATCTTGATCAGGGAAGTCCATGACGGCTTGCTTGCCTTGCTTGGTAGAGTTGCGGAACACAACCCACATTTTAGGACCAACTTGCTCAACAGTCCAGCCAGTGATCTGCTTCCGTGTGGGCGGAGCAGGAGCGGGCTTGTATTGTTTAGCGGTCTGGATTTTGATCTGGTCGATAGCTCTTTGCATTGATATATCTCCTTACTTGATATACTATATTATACTTGAAAAACGGTGGAAAGTCAACAACTAAGTTGTCAAGAGAATGTTAGGTAGTTTGACACAAGAGAACCAATGTTGCGAGCAAGACAGCATCGAACTTAATCATCAGGCGAACGAACTCAGGAGATACTGAGTGTGCAGCAAGAGGGTGAAGTTTTGTGTGTTCGCGAAGTTTCATAGTTCTCTCTCCTTTCTATACATATAATATAACACCCGCGAGGGTCAAAGTCAATGATTAAGTTGTCAAGAGAATGTCAGTAAGTTGCACTCCGCTCGATGTGAATATCAAATCCCCATCCTTGAGCCTCGTTGTCATCCATTTCCTCACCGATGCGAACGAAGCGGTAAAAGTCGTGAGCGAAAACTTGTTTGCCGTCAACTTCTACTTCTTCGTTCTCACACCAATCAATAAAGTCTTGGATGGCGGCGATTCCTTCATATGAATCATACCACTTGATTCCTGTCCAGCGGAACAGGTATGCACCCTTCTCGTCGTCATAGTCTTTAATCAACTCATCGTGATCTGCCCAACACATTTCACGAGCCTCTGGTGATTTTGCCATTGTGACCATAAACTGAGGCATGACTTCTGCGCCGACTGCCAAGATAACTTCTGAACGATAACCCATATGTATTTTCTCCTTTCTACTCTTATAATATAACACCCGTGAGGGTCAAAGTCAATGGTTAAGTTGTCAAGAGAATGTCAAGCCGCTGGTGGCAAGTCATCATCTTTACCAAACGGCAGATAAGATACATTGCCGCCAGCATCCAAGATCTGATTCTCAACCACAATCATTTGGTCTACAATCTTTTTGTAGTTGTTCGAGTGGCTGCCTTCTTTTCTTTTGATCTCGCCTGCCAAAGCGGTCAGGGCTTCGAGCTTCTGTTGCCAGATATGCATTTGAAAGTTATTCATAGTTTTATCTCCTCCCTATGAAACCAGAACAAGATCCCGTTCTGGATAAGAAACTTTATAAGTGGTCTTCGGAGCATTTGGTCCCATCCACTCAACGATCACTTGTCCACCAGTCCCGGTATCGGTAACCAGACCGGTCAAGCCAGCATAGCCTTGACGGGTTGCTCGCTTGTTATCTTTGCCCCGAACAAGTTGACCGGGCTTGAACTTAGAGGGCGGAGGCAACAGAGAGTGAATCATCTGCGTTGCATTGTCGCGGAACGATCCGGCATGGTAATCGCTATAAAGACAACTGTGATCATCGACTCGACGGACGTGGAAGTTGCAAGCCTCGGCATCCATTTGGTCTTCGTCGTTACATCGACCGTTAGCCAAGAACGAACCGACATATCCATTGTGCTCGAAAGCCCAGCGACCAGTATCGTTGGTTACTTCGATATCAATGCCTTGCTTCTTGAAGTGAGTTTTGATTTTCTTGATTACTGCTGCGACTTTCATGTGTAATGTTCTCCTTGATTACATATATAATATAACATAGCGGCCGGGGTTTTACAAGGGGGATCGTGTCAAGAAGATGTCACGAGTTTAAGAAACTTGCTGTTATGTACGTGCGGATCCTCACTGTCGAAGCCGCGATTCCACAAGACTTTAACGTCACCATTACCCGTGAACTTACCAGTCTCAACAACCAAACCGATCGATTCTTTTCCAGCCCATGTCGGACTGCGCCAAACTACTAGATCACCGACTTTCATACGCTCACCAATACTTTCACATCCTGCGGAAGACCCCAGATATCACGAGGGTGGTTTTGTGCCTTGATACGAACACCAAGTTCCTCGTCAATCTCGACAACAACACCCAGCTTCTCACCATGATGTTTCGTTCTAACTCTTACCAAATCACCGACTTTCATTTACTGCCTCCACTATAGAATGTACACACCAACTAATCCTTCCGTCACTCCAAGCGACAAGCAACTTGCTGTCGCCTTCCCTAACCAGCACGCCAAGCATACCAGACTCGGATCGCCTATGGCGCACCAGATCACCGACTTTCATTGTTCACCTTCCCGCCCCAACTATTGACCCAATACTCAAGCCCTCCATCCATCGAGCGCACTAATACTTCGCCCTTGTCATTGGCTTTGATAGCTAATCCGATGTATGGCTGTATGCTCGGCAGCTTCACGCTAATCAAATCACCGACTTTCATTACCTACCTGCCCATCGTGCATCTTGGACGCTTCCTACATATTGATATGCACCCTTATTGTAAAGCGGTGCTGTGCATTTCTTCATCCGCTCGGTAGTCTGGTTAGCATATTGTTCGCCACACTCCAAGCAGTGTTCGTATCCCAAGGCTTTCCGCTTCGGGTTAAACTCCTCACCGCAGTCAAAACATTGGGGCCAACTCATTTTCTCTCTCCTTTCTATACATATAATATAACATAGAGGATAGTGGTTTACAAGGGTGATCCCGTCAAGAGAATGTCAAGACGGACTAACAACTTGAAGCCATTTAGCAGGTTCCCAATCAGCAATGTTAACTTCTGGCCAGTAGACTTTTGCTCGCTGATCGAAGTGGTTAAATCCAACCACCACACCGATCGGATCCGGTCCACGAGTCGAGGGGAATCTAACAAGGTCACCCAGCTTCATTTCATTTTTCTTAACCATTTCAAATACTTACCAAGCCCACAAAGCCATACCAATGTACAATAGTGCAGTTAAAATACCCAGACCACTAAAGATCGCGATAACCCTTTCTGCTTTCTCAATGTCGTTCTTGAAGTCATCACTCATATTTTCTACCACTTTGTCGGATCGTTAGGTCGCGACCAAAGGTCATGACTTTTAAGTTCAGACGTATTGGCTCCCTCATCACCCGGATCCTCAACAGTGAACTCTCCAAACTTCAGTTGAGCAGTTCGACGGCTTGCGGCGCGGCTGGATGCCTTCGCTTGCTCGCGGGCTCGGATACCTGCATCAATAAAATCATTCTCCGACACCGAAAAACTAAACCCCTCTTCAATCTCAGTCGGCTCGGTGTCAATAACCCAGTCAGGGTCATCGTGGCGAGCAACTTGTTCAAGTAGATCGTGCATAAGATCCTGAGACTCAGGGGTTGGCATAATCGCACCGTTGAGGGCATCCATGATCATATTGACCTCAGATTCAGTAAGTTTAATGTTCAAAAGTTCATCATTCATAATAATCTCCTAACAGGTCGCCCACTTGAAGGCGAGAAAAATAAGGGCGGACCAGCAGGTCACGTCAGCGATAATAAGAGCGACCATCATGCCGCGGCGTTGTTGAAGCATTTGCTTTCTCCTTCTTACTTTTATAATATAGCACCCGTGAGGGCAGATGTCAATGGTTTAGTTGTCAAGGGGATGTCAAGAGTTCTAACAAATCACTGCGGGCAGGTAATGGATCGGGATAATCGTGCCATTTAACAAGCAAATCACCGTTACCGACAAACTTTCCAATCTCGACAACGATACCAACAGAGCCTTTCCAGCGGACAAGATCACCCACTTTCATGCATCTTCTCCGTGATGTGCCGGCACTTTCGTCGCCAGCCAAAGCCCGGACACGTACAACCCCACACGTGCCCGTCAAAGGTCACTGTGTAGCTTTTACCAGTGCTACCCTTAACTTCCCATGACTGGACCTTAGAAGCCGTCTGAGCGGCTTCACGGGGCTTGTAGACCATAACATGACCGATACTATCAAGTGTCGCGGTATCCTCTACTGGAAGCCAAAACTGACCCGATACGGCCCATTTTTGACCTTTACCGTCAGTGTAAAGCATCGGCTGCATATTAACGACTACGGGTAGTTCCATGGTAACCTCTAAAGACAAGCAGGGGTTTTAATAAAAAGATGATAACCATCTTTAGGTTTAAAGTTGTTTTCTCGGACAAAGATACTGCGAGCCTCTTCTGCTGTTTCGGCAATAATGGATGTCAAAGTCTCGTAAGTCTTTGTTTTAAAACAATAAAGTTTAATATCAAATGATGTCATTTATGCCTCAGCAGGAATAATAGCAGCAACACTAAGGGTCATGAAGGTCTCAACTTCTTCGGCTGATGCTTTGGGATCGTTAATAGTGCCCTGCATCATCAATGCTGTGATCAGGGAATCCAAACCCACCATGGTTCTCTCGATAGGTGTCAAAGTGGTTCCATCGTCTTGTCTAATAAGTGGAAGTGTAATCATGTTCTATCTCCTTACACATATAATATAACCGCCTAATGGCGAAGGTCAAGGAATGAAGTGTCAAGCGAATGTCAAGAGTCAATGGCGATCACCCGCTCGTTGGTTTGGAAATATGGACGGTTAGCATAAGCCTGTGTGGTCATCCACATCCGTTGGCACTTGCTTGGAATGGGCTTTGGAGCCATCATATCGGTTAGAACAATATGACCGTCAAAATCACGCTCGTTAACGTATTTAGTTGGAGCGTTAAAGCAGGTACCACCAGTCAATACACGCTCGGTCTTCTTGGATTGCCCTTTCTTCCAAGTGTAGACCTTGTCATCTGCTACTTCGGTGTCGAATGGAATGACAGTGAACTCAGCGATTTCAGCGAGTGAGTTGAGTTCTGAAAAGAACGCAGCCAACATGCGATCATCTACCGACCCAGACTGATCAATAGAAACGGCTATCTTTGCGTGTCTACGGACGCGCTTCCCCGGATGGACCCGTGGGTAGCGTTTGTTGATGCGGCGCGGTGTGGACCGCTTATCAGCTCGCTGAGAGGTCTTTACAAAGTAGCGAAGCACCTTACGCCAATCAATCTTAGTAGCAATGCGCTCCATGATCTCACTACGCATAGAGGATGAAACTGTACCCCAGTTGCGTGATTTTTCAGCTTCTTCGGCAGCTTTCTTGATTGTTTCCTTCAATCTTTCTTTAGCTATCTCTTGCGTAGTTCCATCGGTTTCACCAAAGTCATCATGATAATCAAGTGAATCAGCGTTACCAAGACCATCACCTTCGCCATCGCCATTCTCGTTATCTTCGCCCATCTTCTTGAGTTCTTCAAGATACCACTCGTAACTTTTGAACGATGGCAGATCCTTGAAGATGCCCTCACCGGGAATACAGGCTTTCATTGGCTCGCCGTTAATGTTAGGACCGGGGTTAGCGTCACTTGGCAAGTAATCAGCGATGTGACAGTTGATTGACAGGTCCATTGCAATGTTATCAATCTTCTTAAGACCATCGACAGGCTTACGACCCGTAACGTGCTCGAAAATCAAATGATAAAACTCATGCATCAAGATACCTTGCAGATGCTTATCAGACAGCGAGCCCATGAACTCAGGATTATAGAGCATCTCAAACTGGGCAGAATCAGGATTGACACGCACACCAGCGGTTGGAACCGCAGTTGATGAGATTTTGTCGATGCGGCGAGACAAAGCAGCAAAGAATGGCTCACGCATAAGCAGACGCGCAGTGTGCATGTTGAGGTCAAAGGGCTTGGTTGTCTTGTCGTCTGACATGTTCTTTCTCCTTACATATATAATATAGCACCATACAGCACTAAGGTCAAGGTTTAAGTTGTCAAGGAAATGTCAAGGGATCTTGTATTGGGTTCTCAGTCGAACCTCGTCTAACCATCCCTGCTCTCCGTCAATGTGGAGTTTGAACCTCCACCTCTTGTTAGCCACGTCACCGTACTTGGCGCGCGCAGTTTCAACTTTATCAAGAACGATCGCAGGCTTCCCATCCCTGATAGCGCACACAAGATCACCAATACTTAGGTTGTCAGTCCACGTTTGAGACAATGATTAGATCCTCTTCATGAAAGTCCATATTTTCTTCAGTCTTTAGCCAGCGAACCTTATATCGTTTCCTTCGATTCTCTGGCTTATAAATCTCTACTACCATGCCTAAACCGTGTGCCCTTTTAAAAGACAAAGCGATACCACCGGGGCCCGATAATCTTACCAGATCCCCGATTTTAGGCGGTGATAATCGTGGCGGAATGCGATGACGCATTAGTCTTCGGTATTCCCTCCCAAGATCTCAACGAGGTGATTGCTTACGAGCTTGCCGTCATGAGTGGAAGCCTTGTGAAGCGCAACAACATTCTGCATATTATCGGCATCACCGAGAACCGTCCAAAGTTTCATGGCAATCTCAGATGGCAAGCGGACAAAGTATTCAGCCAAGTTGGTAACTTGTGTCTCGCTGAGTTGGTCTGCGAAAATCTCAGAAGCCTCAAACTTTTCAATCATAGCAGCGTGGTCATTGATACCCCACTTGTC